TTAGCCGGCAATTCAAGAAATTGCATTTTAGCCTCTTTTATGATGTTTTGAGCCGTTTGATAGTCTACGACCCGGGCATCGCCGTATCGAGCAGGAACGGTCTGCATCATTGGAAGCTTTCCAGTACGGTTAAACCTTTCCATGATTTTGTTAATGTCGCATTGATCTGCTTCAGATTGTTTGGTGCGGCTTTTTTGACCAGACTGGTCAATAGTTGAGCCTTCTGGTGGGTTAAAACGTGTGTAAAATTTCATTTTACTTTTCTCCTTTAGGTTTTTTCGCGGCAAAGAAGCCGAGAATTGCTAACACAATTGATTGAACAAGATTCAAGATGTCTGCGTCCATTTAGTCCTTCCTTTGAAAAGATTTTTTAAAGTGGTGAAATACCCCTTTAAGTGAAGTGTCAGGTTTTTCTTTTAAGAATTTAATGTCTTTAACTGCCTTATCCCAATTTTTTTGGGATTTAGCTGAAGATTCGTCCATAGCTCCTTCTACAAATTTGTCATAAAGCTTTTTGACTCTAGAGGTTGTTTTCTGAGCAAGATCGTCGATTGGCTCGTATTTCTTCTTGCGAAGATTGTCTAAACGTTTCGATTCGGCGTCTTGAATATTTTTTGCAGCAGTAGAAGTGTTAAGCTTTATAGCAGAGTCATTCATTGTTGATTGCTGCTGAAGAGCCGTTTGCTGTTGTTTTAAACCTCCAATGCCAGTCGTAGCTTTTAAGGCAAAATCTGCTAAGCCGGTTCGGGATTCAGGTGCAACAGTGGCGGTAGAGCCAGAGGGGGCAGAAGCCCCCCCTTGCATATAAGCCAAAATTGGATTGAGTCCGGCTTTTTTCATGTCAGCCATACCACGTTGATAAGCAGTATTGGACATCCTTTCTTGAAAGGAGCGATTTAGGGCAGACTCAGCAAGATTTGCTTCATTAGCATCTTTTGCTGCGTCGGCGTCGCCGATTCCAGGAATGAATGAGCCGATGGCTTTTGTTGCTTTTCCTGTCCAAGAAAATAAACCCATAAGAGCTCCTTAAAAGTGATCTACTAGACCCGGCACAGAATAAACTGGCATGGCTCTTGTAGAGCTATATTCCATGTAGCAGTCAAGAATGATGTGAGGTTCATTTTCTACTGCGATTACACGGTCAATAGGTGGGTTTTCAACGATGAAAGTATCGTTGAGTAAAGGAAGAGAGGTAAATTTTTGGGCAAGATGCCACATATCAAGTGGGGCAGTATAGGACGAACGAAATGCGCCGTGAATTTCGTTGGGCTTATAACGGTATTCAGCGTGTCGTTCTTGGTAACCAAAGACGAGATCGTCGTCGGCAGTGCCTTGGGCGTAGATTTCCTTATTTAAAATTGCTTGTTCACCAAGGTGAGAAAGTGCTGGCCAGTAAAAATCGAAGCGAGTTGAGCGAGACCAGAGACGGTTAAGACCTTGCTGGTAGTTTAAATCAGCTCGAAGAGAGACGAGTCCGATAATGTAACCATGCTCGGTAAATGAGTGTGTAAAGCCAGATCCAGAGTCGGAGACCATAGCGTAGGCTGAAAGGTTTCCTTGAGGAGTAGTTGCGTCTGTAGATGAAGTCTGAGGGACCACAGTAGAAGTGATTTTCTTGGTGTTTCCTCCAAGGTACTCAGGTCTTTGCAGACGAAAGTCGGGGCTAGTGACGTTAAAATGGGCCTTGAGAATTTCGACATAGCGAGTTCCTCCACGAGCGTCTCTTTCGTACATTTTTTGGATTTGGAAAGCGAGACGGAGAGAGTTAATAGTTGCAGCAGTTGCTTCTGAAAGGTCAGCATAAAGTTGGTTTGCAGATGAGCCGTCAACAGTAGAAACATAGACTTGGGTGGCATCAGCACCAAGTCTTTCATATGTCGAGGTGACGGTTGAATAAACAGATACTGGATTCGTTGAGCCTTGAGGAGCAGCTGAGGCAATTGGGGCGGCAGTTCCGAGTGGAAGATTTACGGCAGGACCTTTTTGTGGAGAAGGTAATGCAGAAGTAAAGTAATCTTTACGTTTTCCACGAGGGAGAATTACGTAGTCAGCAGCGGAGTCTGCAGTATCTCCCATGTTTTCAGGAACAGAGTCTTGTAGGTTTTGATCGCGATACCACGCGTTCCAAATTTTGTTATAACAGCGCAAAGGAAGGGAAATATGTTCGAGACCGGGAACCTTAGGAGGTATACCCATATGATCGAACAGAGAAAGGGAATCATAGCCAGTGACAGCAGTGGAGGTCATGGTTGGGACAGCAAAGTCTACGGAGTCGTCTGGGTTATCTTGGGCGCCATTGAAGCGCTCCCAGTTTTCCCAGACTAGTCTTGTTGGAACAAAGAAATAATGAGTGTCAAGATAAAGATTGTCCATAAAAGGAACAATGGGTGTAGCAAGGCGTCCAAAGAGGTGGTCCTTTAGTGTGTGTGTGTCGCCGGGTAATACCTCGTCGACGAGAATAGGGATAAGTTTTCCGGCGTTGAATGTTGTTTTTACGCCGTGAGAGCGATCGAAAGTTGATCGCTGGATTTCAGCCTCAGGAATTTCGGCGAAATGAGATTGGGTAGTGACTTTTGATGACATGTTATTTTCTCCTAGAAAGAGCTATCAGTCCAATTGATAGCGTTATTATTGCGATTGAATGAAGTAATTGAATTATAGAGAGGCCTCACGCCCTTCGGTTGTGTCCTCGGACAATTCTAAAGAATTATCCCGAGGTATTATAAAGTCAGGAAGTGAGAGAGTTTCGTCAATGTTAAGTAAGAATAAGTCCAGCGGTGAACTAAGGACTTTGATTGGGTGAATGATAAGATCATTTAGGTTTTCGGGATTGAGTTGATTGAGAGATGTTTGAGCGATTTCGAGTGAGGGAGCGAGTAGAGGGGTAGAGACGGTTTTTTTGTTTTTGTCGAAGACGAGATAAAGTAGCATTGAGAACTCCGTGTTAATTGGCATTATTGCCAAATTTAGTTTTGATTGAAGTACAGGTCTTTTGCGTATCTTATACGAAAAGCATCTGTTTTAGAGATTTTGAGTTTGAATTTTGAATCGAGCATCTGTGCTCGTACAAAGCTTTTTTGGATAGTGTGAGATTCAGAAAATTCTTCTCGTAGTTGTTTAAGAGAGGTGAGGTCATAAAGATTTTTTTCATATTGTTTGAGGTAGTAATTAGGAATAGGTTGTTCAGTTCCGTTTGCCATAACGGCATTAGAGTTGATGATTTCATCAGCATAATGGAGAGCATATTGTTTTCCTATTGCATTTTGTGAGGTGCGCATGAATTCAGGGTGGCGATTACCATAATGAGCTTTTGCTTTTTCGCCATTAATTTTTTTCATGGCGTATTGAGCGCAGTATGCAGCAGAGTCAAAGGTAAGTTCTCCGACAGAAGTATAACCAAGAGACCATAGATCATTAAGTTGAGGGCAACTAAGAGCAGTAGTATTATGCAACTCATCAAGATTAGAAGTTTTTCCTTCCGGGGCGTATTTTTGAGAAAGTCCAAAATCGGTGCCAAAGATGAGTGCATGGTAATGAGGACGGTCAAAATTTTCGCCATATTCACCTACTAAAAAGTATTTAAAGGGTTTTTTATGCAGGGGAGAGTCTTTTGATTCTCTAAGGCGACGGATGAAATTTCGAGTGTCAAGAGGACAAAGAGAGTTGTCTTGAGGGGTTTCTTTGTAAGTAAGAGTAATGAAGCAAGATTCTTTCCATTGGGTTGCTTCATGAACACAGCGGGTGGCCCATTGTCGGGCTCGAGATAAGCGGCATTCTCCGCATTGCCCGCATGGTGTGTAAAAGTGACCAATTGGAGGATCGTTTTTCTGATTTAGGTCAGTTTCTTTAGTAACAACGATACCGCTTTTTAAGCGGTATCGTTTAAATGGAAATAAGCAGGACATTAAAGTCTAATTCCGCCACGAGTAGGGCGGCATTGATTTTTACTGTGAGGAGCAGCGTTGTTAGAAAAGAATTTCTTAGATTTAGAGTAATTCTGTTTAGTACGGTATGCCATTGGGTTCCTTTTTGTTGTTTGGGACGGTGTTTCCGTCCAGTGGGAACAGTTATATCAAGTATCATACTGTTCCCACGGTTGTAAAACGGTTTTATTAGTCGGCAGGTTTTTCTGCCGGTTTGGTGTTTTGGGCGATCTGCGCCAAGACTTCTTCTGGAGTTGGTTTTCTTTCAACAAGAATACCCAATTTTTTGAGATTGGCTAGGTTGTCGTCAGATTGGTCACCAATTGCCGATAAAAAGGCTTGTGGGTCGTTTCCGAAAGCTTTTCGGACTTTAGCCGGCAATTCAAGAAATTGCATTTTAGCCTCTTTTATGATGTTTTGAGCCGTTTGATAGTCTACGACCCGGGCATCGCCGTATCGAGCAGGAACGGTCTGCATCATTGGAAGCTTTC